TTCAAGTTTAGGAAATCTTTTTTGCATATCGTCCATTTGTTTTTGTAGACCTTTTGCATATTGCAACGCAGCTTTTTCTCTACGCTGTGATTCTCTCCAGTTCTTAGTTAAATCGTTTATTCTACCTTGAACTTTTTTTCCATAATCTTGAAGATTTTCTTTATCTTCAGGTTTATCTTCTTTTGTTTCTTCCTTAGATTCAACAACTTCAATTTTATCATCTTTGTGTTCATTGACAGCTGTGCCTTCAGGAATCACTTCATCATTTGGTAATACAAGTTTCTTTTCTGGTTCTTTTACCTCGTAAGAAACTTCTTTAGCCTCAACACCATCAGTATCTAATTCTACTTCTTGTTGTGAGGGTTTAAGTTGTTCTTGTGACATAGTTAGCTCCTAGTATGCGTGCAGTATATCCTCTGGATTACTGATTGTTGCGATGATTTCATCATCGTTTAAAATACGCACTTCACCACCTTCAATTTTAAAACGGCTTCCTGCGTATCTTCCGAAAATTATCCAATCACCTTCTTTACACCATGGTTTCCCGTGAAATTTTTCATCTTCTTTGTAACAAAGATTTCCCATCTTCAAAACTAAACCACACACTGTAGTCATTTGAATTTTGTCTTGAGTTACATCAGATAAAACTAATCCACCTTTGGTTTTTTTAGGACCAGAGTAAGGTAAAACTAATAGTCTCCATCCAGTTGGTTGGGGTAATTTATCGATTGTTTTTTTGTCTATTGCTTCTGAATCTAAATAAAGTTTTTGAACTTCTTCTTTAGACTTATATGCATTTAGAAGACCATTATCAGCCTTCTGCGCCTTTGGCGTTATTATCGTCGTCATTATCGCTCCTGTTTCTTAACAAGTCCGTTAGGTCTTGTTGCAGATCTTTTAAAGACCTGATTTGTCCTGTAATATATTTATACTCTTCGAAGTTGTCAACTCCAATTATAACCTTTTCTGTATAACTCTCGATCTTAGGTTTGAGAATCTTTTGTTGAATATATTTGATTGTAGCGTAATCCACTATTTAGGTGCCATTCCTGGTCTTTCTTTGATATATTTTTGTTCTAATTTACCAAGTTTTTTTAATTTTGGATCTTTTTGAGTTTTGACATAATTATCTAATTGTTTTTTTGAAAGATGTGTTTTTCCAGTTTTTTTATCTATAATTTTTTTATCTTGCAGTTTCATTTTTTCAGAAAAACTTAATTTTTTATTTTTTCTTACAACTTTTGATAAAGCTTTTCCAACTCCTCTTAGAGCTATTCCTGCTCCTATTACTAATGGCCCTGGCATTATTTTTTTCCTCCGTTTCTAAATATCTG